ATGAAACATAATCTAAAAATCAGTGTTTCAAAAGAACCGAAGGATGGCGGGATAGTATCTTACCGCAATATCACCATTAGAGAAAGATTACTTAGATTTCTGCTTGGTGATAAGCATAAGCTTACTATTCTAGTTCCTGGAGATACAGTGCAGGAACTCGCTATATCCGAGGTAAAGGAAGGAGGATTGGGAAATGAGCAAAATAAAATTACTTCTTGATGTGGTTTCAGATATGCGTTCTTTAGCAGACAGTATTGAGACTATAGCAGATGCAATCACAAGTGGAGATGCTCTAAAAGAGGAGCCGATACCAAAGAAAACATCAAAGTCAGAAGTTGAAGAAAAACCTGTTACCTTAGAGGAAGTTAGAGGAGTCCTTGCTAAAAAGAGCCAGGCTGGTCTTACCTCTCAAGTAAGAGAGCTAATTGAAAAGCATGGTGGCTCTAAACTAAGCGAGGTAGATCCTAGTAAGTATGGAGCCTTGTTAAAGGATGCGGAGGAATTGGGAAATGACTAAACAGAAGGTGAATTGTGTCAACGATACAAGAGAGGCTGGCCTGGGCCATGCTATACTTTCTGCTTCCAGTGCCCACCGTTGGCTGAATTGCAGTCCAGCTCCCAGGCTAGAACTAGAATTTGAAGACCAGGAATCAACTGCAGCAGCTCAAGGTACAGCCGCCCATAATTTATGTGAACACAAATTAAAAAAGGCTCTAAATATAAGAAGCAAAAGACCTGTTTCTAAATTTCATGATGATGAGATGGAAGAACATAGTGATGACTATGTGGCCTATGTATTAGAGCAAATAGAAGAGGTAAAAAAAGCCTGTAAGGACCCTCTTATACTGATTGAAGAAAGACTTGATTTTTCATCCTATGTTCCAGAAGGCTTTGGTACAGGCGACTGTGTAATTATTGCTGATAAAAGCATGCATATAATTGACATGAAATATGGACAGGGAATTTTAGTTTTTGCAGAAGAAAATCCGCAAATGAAATTATATGCCCTAGGAGCTCTTCAAGCCTATGAAAGTCTATATGATATTGAAGATGTTACCCTCCATATTTTTCAGCCAAGAAGAGAGAATACAAGCTCTTGGACAGTTTCAGTTAAGGATTTAAAAGAGTGGGCCGAGAATGTTTTAAAACCAAAGGCTGAACAAGCCTATAAAGGTGAAGGAGAATATCTTCCAGGAGAATGGTGCACCTTCTGCAGGGCAGCTATTAAATGCAGGGCTAGAGCTGAAGAGAAACTTAAATTAGCACAAGCAGAATTTAAGCTCCCTCCCCTACTTTCAGATGAGGAAATAGAAGAGGTACTATCCAAACTATCAGACCTTACCAAGTGGGCTAACGAGATAATAGCTTATGCAACAGATGCAGCCGTAAACCATGGTAAGCAGTGGAGAGGATTTAAAGTTGTAGAGGGTAGATCAGTTCGTAAGTATAAGGACGAAGAAAAAGTTGCAGAATTGGCAAAAGAAAATGGTTACAAGGATATATTCAGGCAAAGCCTTATTAGTCTTACTGAGATGGAAAAGCTGATGGGTAAAGAAAAATTCAAAGAGATTTTAGGTGAACAAATTATAAAACCTAGGGGAAAACCAACTCTTGTTCCAGTCTCAGATAAAAGGAAGGCAATGGACCTATCAAGTGCAGAGAAAGAATTTAATAAAATTACGGAGGTATAGATTATGAATAATACAAGTAAAACAAAGGTTATTACAGGAGTAAAAACTAGACTAAGCTATTTTAATGGTTGGGACCCAGTTTCCATAAATGGTGGTCCAGAAAGATATAGTGTATCAGTATTAATTCCAAAGACTGACACAGAAACAATTAATGCTATTAATGCAGCAGTAGATGCGGCTATTGAAGAAGGTCTTCATAAGTTTGGAGGTAAGAAACCAAATAAAGCTGCTATTAAGCTACCTTTGAGGGACGGCGATCTAGAGAGAGAAGATGAAGCTTATAAGGGACATTATTTTGTTAATGCCAATAGTATGACAGCACCTCAGATTGTAGACAAGGCTGTTAGACCAATTTTAGATAGAGGTGAAGTTTATAGTGGCTGTTATGCTAGGGTGTCTTTGAACTTTTATGCCTTTAACTCAAATGGTAATAAAGGGGTGGCCTGTGGTCTAGGAAATATTCAAAAGATTAAAGATGGAGAGCCTTTAGGTGGCAGAGCTAGTGCTGCCGATGAGTTTACATCCTTAGAAGATGATGATTTCTTAGCTTAGAAATATGTAGATTAATAAGGTGGTGGTGTAGACTGCCGCCTTATTTTCATTGGAGAGGATGGTATAAATGAAATCTATTTCAATTGATATAGAAACCTATTCTAGTGTTAATCTTGCTAGGTCAGGTGTCTATAGATATGCAGAAAGTGAGGATTTTGAAATCCTTTTATTTGGATATTCCATAGATGGTAAAGAAGTAAATGTTATAGATCTTACCCAAGGAGAGAAAATTCCTGAAGAGATTATCATGGCTTTGCAGGACGAGAAAATTATTAAATGGGCTTTTAATGCCATGTTTGAGAGGATATGTTTATCAAAGTTTCTAGGCTTAGAAACAGGAAAATATTTAAACCCTTCATCCTGGAGATGTTCAATGATCTGGTCTGCCTATATGGGCCTTCCCTTATCATTAGAAGGGGTAGGAGCTGTTTTAGGTTTGGAAAAGCAAAAGCTGATAGAAGGTAAAGATCTAATTAGATATTTTTGTCTTCCCTGCAATCCTACAAAAAGTAATGGTGGAAGGACCAGAAATTTACCAAGGCATGATATGGAAAAGTGGCAGAGATTTAAAGAATATAATGCTAGAGACGTAGAAACAGAAATGTTAATACAAGAAAGACTATCAAAATTTCCTCTACCTGACTTTGTTTGGTCTGAATATGTATTGGACCAAATAATAAATGATAGGGGTATTGCTATAGATATGCATTTTGTTAAACAAGCAATTTCTATAGATGAAGACTCAAGTGAGAAGCTAAGAAATATAATGCAGGAAATTACTGATCTAGAAAATCCAAACTCGGTGCAGCAAATGAAAGGCTGGCTTAATGAGAATGGAATAAAGATGGATAGCCTTGGCAAAAAGGAAGTATCAGAGATGGTAGCTCAAGTAAATGAGCCTTATAAAACAGTTTTAGAACTTAGGCAGAAACTGGCTAAATCTTCTATAAAAAAATATACCTCCATGGAAAATGTAGTCTGTAGAGACGGAAGGGCCAGAGGTATGTTTCAGTTTTATGGAGCCAATAGGACAGGGAGATTTTCTGGTCGATTAATACAACTTCAAAATTTACCTCAAAACCATATGAGTGATTTAGAAGAGGCAAGAAATCTAATAAAAGAAAATAATACCCAAGCTTTAGAGCTTTTATATGAAGACATTCCAGATACCCTATCCCAACTAATCAGAACTTCTTTTATTCCAAGCCAAGACAAAAAATTTATAGTTGCAGATTTTTCAGCAATTGAAGCAAGGGTTATTGCCTGGCTGGCAGGTGAAAAATGGAGAGTAGATGTATTTGCTGAGGGTGGAGATATTTACTGTGCTTCAGCTTCTCAGATGTTTAAAGTGCCAGTCGAAAAAAATGGTGTAAATGGTCATCTGAGGCAGAAAGGCAAAATAGCAGAATTAGCCTTAGGCTATGGAGGAAGTATTGGAGCTTTAAAATCAATGGGAGCCTTAAATATGGGGCTTGAAGAAGAGGAGCTACAGCCTTTAGTTAATGTCTGGAGACAGTCAAATCCAAATATAACTAAATTATGGTGGGATGTTGACCGAGCTGCAAAGATATGTGTTAAACAAAAGACACCTACCCAAACACACGGAATTAATTTTTTATATGAAAGCGGAATGATGTTTATAGTTCTTCCTTCAGGTAGGAAGCTTGCCTATGTAAAGCCTAGAATTGGTGAGAATAAATTTGGAGGAGAAGCAGTTACCTATGAAGGAGTTGGTGGAACTAAGAAATGGGAAAGGATTGAAAGCTATGGTCCTAAGTTTGTGGAGAATATTGTCCAAGCTATCAGTCGTGATATTTTATGCTATGCCATGAAGACACTAAAAGATTATTATATTGTGGCCCATGTTCATGATGAAGTGGTAATTGAAGCAGATGTGGGTGATTCTCTCTCAAAGGTTTGTAGAATAATGTCGAGAACACCAAGCTGGGCAAAAGGCTTATTGTTAGATGCTGATGGCTTTGAATGTATGTTTTATCAAAAAGATTAAAAAAACTTTTATAAAAAGCTCAACTTTTAGCTCCTCCTGTGGCTATTAAATAGAGGCACTTACCTCTAATAAAAGCACAGGAGGTTTTTTTATGAACTTACAAATTTACAAAAATCCAGAGATTGGATCTGTAAGAGCGGTAACAGTTGATGGTGTCCCTTACTTTATAGGAAAGGATGTAGCAAGTATTCTCGGCTATGAAAGGCCAGCAAAAGCAATCTTAGATCATGTGGATGTTGAAGATAAGGATGAAGTCCCAATTCAGGACTCCATTGGTAGAATGCAAAATACTCCTATCATTAATGAGTCTGGACTTTATAGCCTTATTCTATCAAGTAAGATGCCAAATGCGAAGAAATTTAAACGCTGGGTAACAAGTGAAGTTCTCCCTGCCATCAGAAAGCATGGACTATATGCAACGGATGATTTAATAAATGATCCTGATTTGGCTATTGCAGCTTTTACAGCTCTAAAAAAGGAAAGAGAAAAATCAAGGCAACTTGAGGAAACTCTAGCAATTCAAAACCAGCAAATTACAGAAATGAAACCAAAAGCATCTTATTACGATGTGGTTTTAAATTGTAAGGATTTAATATCTACATCAGCAATTGCTAAGGATTACGGAAAATCTGCTATTTGGATGAACAGATATCTTCATGAAAAAGGTATTCAATTTAAGCAAGGAGATATTTGGCTTTTATATCAAAAGTATGCTGAAAAAGGCTACACCAGCACAAAAACCCATAGCTATTTAGGTAGCAAAGGTGAAACCCGCACCAAGGTCCATACCTACTGGACCCAAAAAGGCCGCCTATTTATTTATGACCTACTGAAGGCAAATGGTATATTACCACAGATAGAAATGGAGGAGGACTAATGAGTATAAATAAATTCAATGCAGAAGGTTATTACGATCCTACTCCCCACGAGGCTTTGTCCAATATTGAAAAAGAAAAAAGACAGGGATTTAGACCTTTAGTTTATATAGCTTCTCCCTTTTCTGGAGATGTAGAAAGAAATACAGAAAGAGCAAGAGGTTATTGTAGGTTAGCTGTTTCCAAAGGCTATATTCCCCTAGCTCCCCACCTACACTATCCTCAATTTATGGATGATGAAGATGAGGAAGAAAGAGAACTAGGTCTTTTCTTTGCTCTAGTACTCCTTGGTAAATGTAGTGAACTATGGGTCTTTAATAAAATTTCTTTAGGTGTGTCTAAGGAAATAGAAAAAGCAAAGCAGCGTGGGATTCCAATCAGATATTTTAACCATAGATGTGAGGAGGTAAATTCCTTATGAAAATAGCTGTAGGAAACAGTAGGATGGATAAAAAGTGGAAGAATCAAGATATTTCTTGGGACGATTTTGTAGCAAGGATTAAGACAACCCAAAGAACTACAGAGACGGTTGAAGAATATAAGAAAATGAAAAAGCTTCAGCAAGACAACATAAAAGATGTGGGAGGCTTTGTAGGAGGCCATTTGAAGGCTGGCCGTAGGAAAAAAGGTAACGTTTTAAGTAGGTCTCTACTCACCTTGGATATGGATTATGGAACTCCTGATATTTGGGATCAAATAACACTTTTCTTTGATTTTAAGTGCTTAGTTTATTCTACCCATAGGCATACACCTGAAAATCCTAGGTTAAGGCTAGTAATTCCTCTAGCTCGTGAAATAAGCGAAGAAGAGTATGCAGCAGTAGGAAGAATGGTAGCTAAGGAAATAGGAATAGATTTATTTGATGATACAACCTATGAAGCTCACAGACTTATGTATTGGCCATCAACTTCTTCAAATGGAGATTATGTTTTTGAGGAGCAGGATGGAAAATTATTAAATCCAGATGATTATCTAAATAAATATACAGATTGGAGAGACACTTCTACTTGGCCAGTATCTAGTAGGCAGTCTGAAATAGTAAAAAAAGCGGTTAAGGAGCAGGCGGATCCTCTTTTAAAAGAAGGAGTTGTTGGTACTTTTTGCAGGGCTTATGGGGTTAGAGAAGCTATAGGTAAATTTTTAACTGCCGTTTATGAGCCTTCAGCTCTGGAAGGAAGATATGATTATATTCCTGCAGATTCTAGTGCTGGAGTAGTTATTTATGATGATAAATTTGCCTATAGTCACCATGCCACAGATCCTGCCAGTGGCCTTCTTCTTAACGCCTTTGATCTAGTTAGGATCCACAGGTTTGGCTCTTTAGATGAAAGAGCTGCTACAACTACAAGTCCAGGAAAAATGCCTTCTTTTATAGCCATGTCGGAGTTTGCCATAAAAGATGATCTAGTAAAAGCAGAATTTGCAAAGGAAAGACAATCACAAGCTGAAGACGAGTTTTCAGATGAAGATTGGCAGACCTCCTTAGACCTAGATAGACAAGGAAGAATAAAGGACACTTTAGATAATTTTGTCCTAATAATTAGGCACGATGAAGAGCTACAAAATATTGCTTTTAATTGTCATAGAGACGGAATCGATGCTAACGGAGGTCTTCCTTGGGAACAGATCAAAAGTGGTTGGAATGATTCTGACAATGCCCTTTTGAAGGTGTATTTAAGTAAAAAGTACGGAGTTTACTCTCCAACCAAAACAAAGGATGCAATTTTAGCTGTGGCAACTGAAAGAGCCTACCATCCTATAAAAGAATTCTTAGAATCTTTGCCTAAATGGGATGGAATTAATAGAGTTGAAAAATTACTAATAGATTATTTTGCTGCAGCAGATAACTCATATACAAGAGCAATTATAAGAAAAACTATGGTGGCTGCAGTGGCTCGAATTTATAGACCAGGAACAAAATTTGATAGTGTTCTTATTCTAAATGGTCCACAAGGAATAGGAAAGTCCACCTTCTTTGCGAAGCTTGCAGGTGAGTGGTTTTCAGATAGTTTAACTCTTACAGATATGAAAGATAAAGCAGGCCCTGAAAAATTACAAGGTTACTGGTTACTAGAACTTGGAGAGCTGGCTGGAATGAGAAAGACAGATGTTGAAGTTGTAAAGTCCTTTATTTCTAGATCTGATGATAAATATCGTGCCAGTTATGGTGTTAATGTAGAAAGCCATCCAAGGCAATGCGTGATTGTAGGATCTACCAATGCAGAAAGTGGATTTTTAAGAGATATAACAGGAAATAGAAGATTCTGGCCTGTAAGGATTAGTGGACAAAGTGATAAAAAAGCTTGGCAAATGACCAAGGAAGAGATACAGCAGATTTGGGCAGAAACTCTGGTCTTATATAAGAGTGGAGAAAAGCTATATCTGGAAGGTGATGATGCCAGATGGGCAACAACAGAGCAGGCCGATGCCATGGAGACTGATGAAAGAGAAGGTCTTGTTAGAACTTATCTTGATACACTTTTACCTGAGGAATGGGATGACATGTCTTTATACGAGCGTAGAAATTTCCTCGGCGGTAGCGAGTTTGGCGGCGAAAGCCGTGTAGGCACTGTAAAACGGAAGTTAGTTTGCAACATGGAAATTTGGTGTGAGTGTTTTGGCAAAGATGCTTCTTCAATAAAAATTGCTGATTCCTATGCAATAGGAGCCATTATGAGAAAGATTCCTGGTTGGGACAAGTATTCAGGGAACAAGAACGGAGTTGTTACATTTTCTATCTATGGAAGGCAAAGAGCCTACGAAAGAAAAAGTGAACAAGAAAACTTGTAGCAGGCCTTGTTACAAAAGTTGTTCACCCTTAAAGATAGATGAAATAAGGGCTAAAAGCCATAAGGAACAAGTGTAACAAGAATAATCTATAGAATTAAGAGTTATATAAATAGCTAGTAGTAGGCTGTGTACATGCACGCACACGCACGTATAGAGAAAACTGTTAAAAGTTGTTTTCTTGTTCCTTACTTTCTAAGGAGGAATTTATGTTAGAAAAAGATATAGAAAAAAAGCTAGTAAAAGAAGTAAAAAGCATGGGAGGAATAGCAGCTAAATTTGTTAGTCCAGGATTTGATGGAGTGCCAGACAGATTAGTTTTACTACCTAAAGGAAAAATGGCCTTTATTGAGTTGAAAGCAAAAGGTAAAAAACTTAGGCCCCTTCAAAAAAGAAGAATAAAGCAGTTTCAAGCTTTAGGATTTTCCTGCTATGTAATAGATAATGCAAGTTTAATAGGAGGTATTTTAGATGAAATATCGACCTCATGACTATCAAGAGTATGCCACAAAGTTTATTTTAGAGAACTCTATATCTGCAATATTTCTAGAAATGGGACTTGGTAAAAGTGTTATTACTTTAACTGCAATATTTGACCTATGCCTTGATAGTTTTGAAGTAGGAAAAGTTCTAGTTATTGCACCTCTAAGAGTTGCTAGGGATACTTGGCCAGCAGAAATAAAAAAGTGGGATCATTTAAGAGAGCTAGACTATGCAGTTGCAATTGGAAGTGAAAAAGAGAGATTAGAGGCCCTGAATACTCCAGCTAGTATTTATTTAATAAACAGAGAGAATGTTGACTGGTTAATAAATAAAAGTGGATTGGCATTTAATTACGATATGGTGGTTATTGATGAATTATCTTCCTTTAAATCTCATACAGCAAAGAGATTTAAAAGCTTATTAAAAGTTAGGCCTAAAGTAAAAAGAATAGTTGGACTGACAGGAACTCCTTCTAGCAATGGGCTAATGGATTTATGGGCAGAGTTTAGAATCTTAGATATGGGCAAAAGACTGGGAAGGTATATAACCCACTACCGTAATAGTTTCTTTCAGCCAGATAAAAGAAATCAACATATGATTTTTTCCTATAAACCCTTAGATGGAGCTGAACATAGGATATATGATTTAATTTCAGATATTACAATTTCTATGAAATCCATGGATTTTCTACAGATGCCAGAATGCATTATTAATGAAGTACCTGTTTTTATGGATGCAAAAGAAAAAGATATATATGAGAATTTTAAAGAAGATATGGTAGCTAAAATTGCCCATGAAGAAATAGATGCAGTAAATGCAGCGGCTCTATCGGGGAAATTATTACAAATGGCCAATGGTGCTGTATATGACGAGGACAAAAATACTCATATTTTACACAGTCGAAAGCTTGATGCATTGGAGGATTTAATTGAAGCTGCAAACGGAAAGCCAGTTCTAATAGCCTATTGGTATAAGCATGATTTAAAACGTATAAAAGATAGGTTTTCTGTAAGGGAAATTAAAACTTCAAAAGATATAGAAGAATGGAATAAAGGAAAAATTCAGGTGGCTGCAATTCATCCAGCGTCAGCGGGTCATGGACTTAATTTACAGGGTGGAGGATCAACTCTTATCTGGTTTGGTTTAACTTGGTCACTAGAACTTTATCAGCAGACCAATGCTAGGTTATGGAGACAAGGTCAAAAAGATACTGTTGTAATCCACCATATTATTACTAAAGGAACTATTGACGAGGATGTTATGAAAGCCTTGAGAAGAAAAAAGAAAACCCAAGAGGACCTTATAAATGCAGTTAAAGCAAACTTAAATAGAAGGAGGAACACCTATGACAGTTAAAGAATTTCTAAACCAAGCCTACAGGCTGGATCAAAGAATACAAAGTAAGATAGAGCAGCTTGATTCACTTAATGCCTTGGCCACAAAAGCCAGCTCTACTCTCTCTCATATGCCAAAGAACCCTAACAAGGCTACTTCAACTATGGAAAATACCATTTGTAAGATTATTGATCTGCAGCATGAAATAAATGAAGATATTGATAGGTTAGTTGATTTAAAGACTGAAATCGTAGCAGCTATTAAGAGTGTAGAAAATAGAGAGTATCAAACCCTACTTGAAAAAAGATACCTCTGCTTTGAGACCTGGGAACAGATAGCAGTTGATATGCACTACAGCCTTAGATGGATTCATATATTACATGGTAAAGCCTTAAATGACTTAGGAAGAATATTAAACTAGTTTTTTAAAGAGTGCACACTAATTCACTACTTTTCAAAACTTTCTTATGATAGTATTAAGATAGCAAAAATTATTAGAACTCTCACAGAAATCCTGTGGGAGTTTTTTCATGCCTAAAATAAGGAGGTGCTTTTAATGCCAAGAAAACCTAAGAGCCCTTGTGGCTACCCTGGTTGTCCTGAACTTACTTATGATAGGTACTGTGAGAAACATAAAAGCCTAGTCAATAAAAACTACAATAAGTATCAAAGAGATCCTAAGTCTAACAAAAGATACGGCAGGGCTTGGAAGCGAATCAGAGATAGGTATGTCAAGGAGCATCCTCTCTGTGAAGAGTGTAAGAAACACGGAAGGCTGACTCCCGTAGAAGAGGTCCACCACATCAAACCCCTAAGCCAAGGCGGCTCTAATGACTTCTCTAACCTGATGAGCCTATGCAAGAGCTGCCACTCCTCCATCACAGCCAAAAGCGGTGAGCGGTGGGGCTAGTAAATCTCTGAAACTTTCATAAGCGGACAGCGGCGTGGGCCTTCGTGTAAAAAAATGCAGTTTCAAAGGGGGTAATAGGCTAAGAGAAAAATGAGGTGATGAAAATATGGCTAAAGACGGCACTAATAGAGGTGGTGCTCGTATAGGAGCTGGTGCTAAAAAGAAGGCTTTAGTAGATAAAATTACCGAGGGTAATCCTGGCGGTAGGACACTTACAATAATGGAATTTCAAAATGCAGCAGACCTAGAGGGTATAGAAATGCCAGAGCCAAGCAAAATGTTAGAGGCCGTTCAAAAAGATGGAAAGACTCTAGTTGCTGGAGATATTTATAGGGATACATGGAACTGGCTAAATGAAAGAGGCTGTGCTGCTCTTATCTCTCCCCAGCTTCTCGAAAGGTATGCTATGAGCGTAGCTAGATGGATCCAATGTGAAGAAGCAGTTACTGAATTTGGTTTTTTAGCCAAACATCCAACAACAGGAAATGCAATGCAAAGTCCCTATGTTGCCATGAGCCAAAACTATATGACACAGACCAATAGGCTCTGGCTTGAAATATTCCAAATTGTAAAAGAGAACTCTCTATCAGAATACACAGGAAATAATCCTCAAGACAATGTAATGGAAAGATTATTAACTGCTCGTACAGGTAAATAAAATATTGGAGGTAGAAATGAAAAGAGAAAAATCATCTGAAAGTGTGTGTATAGGACATCCAGATAAACTCTGCGATTTAATTGCAGATAAGATACTAGATGCAGCCTTTAGAAAAGATAAGGCTTCAAGAGCTGCTTGTGAGGTAATGGCAACCAAGGGAAAGATAATCGTGGCGGGCGAAATCACCTGTAGCGAGAAATTAGATATTAGAAGCATCGTAAGACAGACCTTAAAAAAAGTGGGATATAATCCTCTTAAGTTCTTGATTTATGTATTTGTACAGAAACAGAGCCCAGATATTAAGGCTGGTGTAGATAATGCTTTAGAGTTTAGGGAGGGAATAAAGGATCCATATAGCTTAATAGGTGCTGGTGACCAGGGAACTATGTATGGCTATGCTACAAGGGAAACTAAAGAAATGCTCCCTCTTCCCATTGTTTTATCTAATAAAATAACTAAGAGGCTGGATAAGGCAAGGAAAGATAAGTTGATTAAGGGTATTTTCCCAGACGGAAAAGCTCAGGTCACTATTGAATATGAGGATAATAAACCCGTAAGGGTAAAGACCATAGTTGTTTCCACCCACCATCATAAAGATAAGGATTATGAGGAATTAAAAAGAGAAATTATCCACACTGTTCTTTACCCTGCTTTTGAGGACTTTCCTTTTGATGAAAAGACAGAAATCCTAATCAACCCTTCAGGAAGGTTTGTTATTGGTGGACCTACTGCTGATACAGGTCTAACAGGTAGAAAGTTAATGGTAGATACTTATGGAGGTCTGGCTTCCCATGGTGGCGGTGCCCTTTGTGGTAAGGACCCAACCAAGGTCGATAGAAGTGGAGCCTATATGGCGAGATTCATAGCCAAGCATATTATATGGGGCGATTTTGCAGATGAATGCGAGGTCGCTCTTTCTTATGCCATTGGAAAGGCAAACCCTGTCTCCTTTTCTATTAATACTTTTGGAAGCGGGACTGTTTCCGATGAAATTTTAACCAAGGCCTGCAAGGATGTATTTAATTTAAAGCCTGCAGCCATAATTGAACACCTAAGACTTAGGGATATCAGCTATTCCGAAACAGCAACCTATGGACATTTTTCTAGTGTGCTCTTTCCTTGGGAAAGCCTAGATAAATATGAAGAACTTAAAAAGATGGTAGAAAAGCACGAAAATAAGAGCAGGGCCGAAGAAAAATAGAACTTTAAAGATATAAATTCAACATTCTATCTTTGTTTATCTAATTATATCTAAATTTATCATTGACAAATAAGTCGTGATAGTATATGATATAATTAAATAAAACAGAGGAGGTTTTGAGATGAATTATGATAAAATTATTCTTGAGATGTTGAGTAGGATTAAAGATTTGGAAGAGAAGGTTAATATGTTAGAAGACTACCATCAGGAACAGCAGAATAAAGATGAAGAAGAAATTGAAGTAACCTCTTCAAAAAATAAAGAGAGAAAAGAAAGTGGAAGAACTAGGACAAGAAAAGAAATAATGAGTATATTAAAAGAAAACTTCAATTTGAATACAAGAATAGGAAACCGATCTGAAGGCAGTGGTGTTGTAATTCTTAAGGAGGAAGAAAACAAAAATGTAAAAGTCTCTTATAGCCGTTCATATATAAGCAATGAAGATGTTTTATGCTCAGGATGGCATACATTGTTTGAAGAGGAAATTGAAAACACTGATCTTTCTTATTTTGTTTTTGCTGTAGAGGATGAAGAAAGTAAATTTCACTATTTTATTTTCGCTAGAGAAGATTTAATTAATGAGTTTGAAGATAAGGCATATGATGCAAATAGGAAGTTACATTTTTATTTTAGAGTAAATAGAGATGGTACTCCTATTGAATCAAGAGAGATAGATAAAAATATGCGAAGATATTACAACAATTGGGATATTTTTAAAGAGTAGATTTATAAAGAGTAGATTTATAACAAAACACGCTTATATTTTAAGCGTGTTTTTTATTTGGAGGATAAAATGAAAATTGAAAAAATAAAAATAGAAAAATTAAACCCTGCTCCCTACAATCCTAGAAAGGACTTAAAGCAAGGAGATCCTGAGTATGAAAAGCTAAAGAACTCTATTCTTACCTTTGGCTATGTGGAACCAGTTCTATGGAATAAAAGGACTGGCCATATTATAGGCGGTCACCAAAGATATAAGGTTCTTGTGGAAATGGGACAAAAAGAAATCGACTGCGTTGTAGTTGATATGGATGAGGAAAATGAAAAGGCCTTAAATATTGCTCTTAATAAGGTTAGTGGTGATTGGGATAAAGAAAAGCTAATGCTATTAATCACAGATTTACAAGGCGTAGATTTTGACGTTTCTTTAACTGGTTTTGATCCTGCAGAGCTTGATGACCTTTTTAAAGACACTCTTAAAGATAATATTAAAGAAGATGATTTTGATGTTGAAGAAGAACTTAAAAAACCTGCCCTTTCAAAACTAGGTGACCTATGGCTACTTGGAAGGCACAGACTTTTATGTGGAGATTCAACTAAAATAGAAAGCTATGAAACTTTAATGGATGGAAAGCTTGCCAACTTAACTGTTACTGATCCACCCTACAATGTTAATTATGAGGGGACTGCAGGAAAGATTAAAAATGACAACATGGCAAATGATGCCTTTTATAACTTCCTCCTCTCTTCCTTTCAAGGGATGGAAGCTGTCATGGCCAAGGATGCATCAATTTATGTCTTTCATGCTGATACTGAAGGCTTAAATTTTAGGAAGGCTTTTTCTGATGCAGGCTTTTATTTGTCTGGCACCTGTATCTGGAAGAAGCAATCTCTGGTCCTTGGTAGGTCTCCCTACCAATGGCAACATGAACCAGTCCTCTTTGGCTGGAAAAACAAAGGCAAGCACAACTGGTATTCTGATAGGAAGCAAACTACTATCTGGGAATTTGAAAAACCCAAAAAAAATAAAGACCATCCTACAATGAAGCCTGTTGCCTTGGTAGCCTATCCTATTTTAAATTCTAGCCTAACTAATTCTATAGTACTGGATCCTTTTGGCGGTTCAGGCTCCACCCTGATTGCCTGTGAGCAAACAGATAGGATATGTAACACCATAGAACTAGATGAGAAATACACGGATGTTATTGTGAAAAGATACATTGAACAAGTAGGAAGTTCAGATGATGTATATCTTTTAAGAAATGGGAAAAAGCTGGCCTACACTGATATTTCCAAGGATTAGCGAAAATACGAGGCCACAGAAGGCCCACACAGGCCTTTAAAAAAGGATTAGGTATAAACCCTTGGCTGAAAATTCGATATAACTTGCTATTATTCCTCCTTTGAGTGATATATGTAGTACCACATAAAGGAGGGATTTTTAATGGATAGAAAAGAATTAGTAAATGCTTTAAGCAAGCATTTAGGACTGAAGGCAAAATACCTGGGAGTTCCCAGCTTTGCTTATGAAATTGGAGAGTTTACTGTAACTAGAGAAGGAAAGATCCTAAATAAGGCAGGTGATGAAATGACACTAGAACAAATAAAGGAAACTAGTTTAGAAGATGAGTTTACTCAGATAGAGATTGCCTTCCCCCTAGAAGGCCACGATGCTCGGTCTATAAGAAATCTTTTAAATATGATTTATAGCAAGGAGCCTTTAATTAAAAAAGTTTATGCACTTGAAGATACTATTGTAGAGAAAGAAGTAATTGACGCAATTTCTAGTCTTGAAGACTTGGATGAGATTTTAAAACTTATTAATGAGAACAATTGCAAAGGCATCTCCTTCGAAGATGAAAAAATTACCTTTAAATTTATTAAAGGAGACATAAAAATATCATCAGAATTCCTAAGCCTTCTAATTAAGAAAGCTAAAGAGTTAAAATATGCAACTTCTAAGCAAGTTGAAACTGATAATGACAAATATAGTTTTAGGACCTGGCTAATTAGACTTGGTATGGTAGGAGCAGATTATAAGGAGCATAGAAAGTTTCTACTATCAAAGCTTGAAGGAAGCTCTGCATTTAGAAATGGACTTCCAGCAAGCAAGGAGGCATAAAACTATGAAAGAAATTAGCTATGAAAGATTAAAAAAACTAAAGGAAGATTTCCCAAAAGGAACTAGAGTTGAGCTTATCAAAATGGATGACCCTTATACAACTTTAAAAGCTGGCGATAAAGGAACAGTTGCCTTCATTGATGACATGGCTACTATCCATGTAAATTGGGACAAAGGCAGCTCTTTAGGATTAGTTTATGGAGAGGATTTATTTAGGAAAAGCAAAGATTAAAAACAAGTTGAAACCCTTGAAAATACTGTATTTATAGTGAAAATAGTACTTGCTATATATTCCCTTCTGAGTGATATATGTATGTAACAAAAAACACCAGAAAGGGGACAAAGGAATGCTTACTAAAAACTTTGGAATTGAAATTGAATTTACAGGCATTACAAGGAGGAAAGCAGCAAAAATAATAGCAGAACATCTTGAAGGAACTTCAAGGCAAAACGGTAGAGACTTCAAGGTAACAGCGGCTGACGGAAGAGCCTGGCAAGTAGTTTATGACGGCAGCATAAGATGTCAGAAAAGAGTTAATGGACAAAAAGTACCAGCAACTAATGAATATAGCGTTGAGATTGTTAGCCCGATTTTAAGCTACAAGGAGGACATTGAAAGCCTTCAGGAGTTAGTAAGAAAAATAAGAAAAGCTGGAGGCTTTGCCAACAAAACAACAGGAATCCACATACACCTAAACGGAGGCGATCATACTCCTAGGTCCTTGAGAAACTTCTTGAATATTATTTACTCAAGAAATGACCTCCTCTACACTAGCCTGGAGATTGAAAGAGAGAGAATGAGATACTGCAAAAAGATGGATGAAAGCCTAGTAAAGGAAATGAACAAGAAAAAGCCCACCAGCTTTAAACAAATAGAAGATATTTGGTACAAAGGCTACTACCAAAGTAGGGAGAGGCATTACCATGACAGCAGATACCACTTCCTGAACTTACACAGCTTTTTCAACGGAGTGGGAACTGTAGAGCTTAGAGGCTTTAATGGAACACTCCATGCTGGGAAAATAAGAACCTACATCCTTTTAAGCTTGGCCATG